GTCTTGAGTGGGTGGACACCACTACCCACCACCTCAACTCTGCGCCTGTACCTCTCGTACTCTTTGTCGGTGATGTACGCCAACATATCATCACCACAAATGAGAGGACCATTAGTACAATGGTCGAGAGCCCAGGCATTGACAATGCAGAGGAGTGTGAAGGAACAAGGAGTCCCCATTGGGGATCCTCTCTTCATTGGGACACGAATGGTTGGGGACGAACCGTCCCACCCACGGGATTGAAGGAGACTGGCCAATTCGGCGTACTTCTTAGACTTCTTCTTATGGCGGTTGAGTATCAGGTTCACAGGATACTCGGCGAAATGATAACGATCGCCCGCGCCAAGAGTGGAAGTAAAGAAGTCAGCCAAGTCAGCCGGGAACCCGGTCTCCTTCAGTCCATCCGACACTGCCCTAATTACCTCGTGAGAGAACCCGTCCGTAGCTTTGGTCAGGTCGGCACTTACCAGCCGGCAACCAGGCCGCTCATAGAAACAGGCGGCGTCGAGATCTCCGTTCTTGACGATCTCGCAGCTCGGGTGATTCTTCACGAATGGGAAGACACTAGATCTTATGACTTCCCCCATGGACAGTATCGAAGCGGGTGGAGCTGTGACAATACGGTTCTTATAACCCCTCTCCGGGATGACCGCGACTCGGTGGACCATCTCGACTCCCTCTTTTTCGTCTCGGATAAAATCGTTACAACTATTATAAAAGTAGAAGTAATTGAGGATGTCCGAGAGCTCCTTAGGAGAGAGGAGATCTTGAGTACGGTCAGGGTCGTAAGACGCTTTCGCAATACCTACAAGGAGGGGGTGACATATGTCTTCGGGTCGAGGCTTCTTGCCAGCACGAATGTCGGCAAGGAGGTCCCCTTGACCCATAGACACTTGATCACCCCGGTTCTTAATGTAACGGAAGAACCCCCCGGTTCCCCTGGGGCTCTCGTAGCAAGCGGAAGGAGAAGTCTTAGACGTCACCGGAGAGGGATTACTTACCCTCCCATCCAAACTCCTATTCGATTTGATAGACTCTTTGATCATACGAGGGACGAACTCTCTAATGGACCTCAGGTACTGAGGAGGAACCGGCGCC